GAGAACGCCCCGGCCCTTGCCGTGCTGCGCAACCGAGCCAGGGACCTGCGCCGCAACAACCCCTATGTCGAGCGGGCTATCACCGGTATCGCCGACAACGTGGTGGGTGCCGGCATCGTGCCGCGGCCAATCGGTGGCAGCGAGCGTGCGGGGAAGAAGCTGGCCACGCTCTGGCGCGCCTGGGCTGATTCCATCCAGTGCGATGCCGACGGCCTGGAGAACTTCTCCGGGCTGCAGCACAAGATCATGGAAACGTTGGTCGAATCCGGAGAATGCCTGGTGCGCCGCCGGCGCCGGAAGAGCTCGGACGGCCTGGCCGTTCCGCTCCAGTTGCAGGTTCTTGAGCCGGACTTCCTCGACGAGGAGAAGAATGGGCAGAACGGCGGCAACCTGATCATCCAGGGTGTCGAGTTCGATTCCATCGGCCGGCGCGTCGCTTACTGGCTCTTCGACGAGCACCCCGGCTCCAGCGGAACCTGGCGCAGCATGCAGTCGCGGCGAATTCCGGCGGAGGATGTGGCGCACATCTTCCTTCCGAAGCGCCCGGGGCAGGCTCGCGGCTACACCTGGCTGGCGCCGGTGATGCAGCGCGTGCGCAGCTTCGATGAGATGGAAGACGCGGTGATGGAGCAGGCGAAGATCGCCGCCTGCTACGCCGCCTTCGTCACCAGGGACGAAGCGGCCGGGGGTGGATCGAAGAAACCGCCACTCATCGAGCGGATCGAGCCGGGAATCATCCAGGAGCTTGGTGCCGGGGAGGATGTCAGCTTCGCCTCGCCGCCGGCATTCAATGGCTACTCCACCTATTCGTGGCAGGCCCTGCACGCCATCTCAGTGGGCCTGGGCATTCCCTACGAACTGCTTTCCCACGACCTGAAGGGCGTGAACTTCTCCAGCGGGCGCATGGGCTGGCTGCATTTCGCTCGGCGGGTGGACGTGTGGCAGTGGCGGATGCTGATTCCGCAGCTGTGCGAAAGCGTCTGGCGCTGGTTCATGGAGGCGCAGCTGCTGGTGCCGGGCGGCGTGATCGGAGAGGCCACTGCCGAATGGATTCCGCCGCGCCGGGAGATGGTTGATCCCTCCACTGAGACCTCGAACCTCAAGGACCGCGTGCGCAATGGCTTCACGCCCTGGACGGATGCCTTGCGCGAGCTGGGCGTGACCGATCCGGAAGCCCATGCCGAGCAGATCCAGAAGGCCAACGACCTGCTGGACAAGCTGGGCCTGGTGCTCGACTGCGACCCCCGGCGGATGTCGGGTGCCGGCAATGCGGCGCCCACCGACGCCCCCACAGAAGAGAAATCGACAGATGACGGCGAAAGTACAGACGCATGACACGCCGATGCTCCAGTTGCGGGCGGCCATCCGCCCCGACTCGGTGAACATCGAAGATCGCACCGTCGAGATCACCTGGACCACCGGAGCCAAGGGGCGCCGCTGGTCCTGGGACATCGGCAGTTACATGGAGGAACTGGAGGTCAGCGAGTCGGCGGTACGCCTGGAACGGCTGAACAACGGCGCGCCTTTCCTCAACACCCACAGCACCTGGGAGCTGGGCGACGTCATCGGCGTCGTCGAGCGCGCCTGGCTCGAAGGGGGGGAGGGCCGGGCCCTGGTCCGCTTCAGCCAGCGCGAGGACGTGGAACCGATCTTCCGCGACGTGCGCGACGGCATCCTGCGCAACATCAGCGTCGGCTACTCGGTGCATCGCTACGAGATGACCGAAGAGCCCGACGACAAGCTGCCCACCTACCGCGCGGTGGACTGGGAGCCCATGGAGCTCTCGCTGGTGCCGATCGGCTTCGACGATGGCGCCAAGACGCGCAGCACCAAGACGGAAGCCGACTACCAGGGACCGCGCTTCAGCACCGTTTTCGAAACCCGGGAGGCCGCCGCGCCGACCGAGCAACCGGCCGTCTCGGCCAAGACCCAAGAGGAACCCAAGATGACCGAAGAAGAAATCCGAGCGGCCGAGGAAACCGCCCGTCGCGAGGCTGCCGAGGCCGAGCGCAAGCGCGGCCAGGCCATCCGCCTGATGGCTCGTAAGGTGGGCCTGGACGAGGCCTTCGCCGATGACCTGGTGGAGCGCGGTGTCACCGCCGAACAGGCCAGCGCCGCCATGATCGACAAGCTGGCCGAGCGTCAGCAGACGGAGCAGCCGGAAAGCCGCAGTGCGCAGCCGACTCCGTCGGGCACCATCGACCTGTCGGTGGTCCGTGCCAAGCGCTCCGCCATGGAGAACGCCCTGCAGCACCGCTGCAGCCCTACCACCACGCTGGAAGACGCTGCCCGCGAGTTCCGCGGCATGCGCCTGCTGGACCTGGCCCGCGAATGCATCAGCCTGGCCGGTGGCAACTCGCGCGGCCTGACGCCGCGCGAGATCGCCACCGCCGCCCTGGGCTGCAGCGCCGAGTCGGTGCGCGCCGCCGGCATGCACACCACCAGCGACTTCCCCCTGCTGCTGGGCAGCACCGTGAACCGCACCCTGCGCGCTGCCTACGAGCTCGCGCCGCAGACCTGGCGCCCGCTGGGCCGCCAGACCAGCCTGCCGGACTTCCGCGAGGCCACCCGCGTGGCCCTGGGTGACATCGCGGCGCTGGAGAAGGTCAACGAGTCCGGCGAGTACAAGTACGGCACCCTCGACGAGGAGGGCGCGCCGATCAAGGTGGCGAAGTTCGGCAAGATCATCGCCATCACCTGGGAGGCCATCGTCAACGACGACCTGTCGGCGCTGACCCGCATCCCGCAGGCCCTCGGCGCGGCCGCCGGCCAGACCGAGTCCAACGTGGTGTGGGACCTGCTGCTGGGCAACCCCACCTTCGTGGACGGCGAGGAAATCTACTCCACCGCGCACGGCAACGTCGCCGCCAGCGGCGGGGCGATCAGCACCGCCTCCCTGGCCGCGGCCCGCGCCGCGATGCGCAAGCAGAAGTCCAAGGCCGGCCATTTCCTCAACCTGGGGCCGGAGTTCCTGGTGGTGGGCCCGGACAAGGAGCTGGAGGCCTTCCAGTTCACCAGCTCCAACTACGTGCCGGCCAAGAACGCCGACATCAACGACAGCCGCAACACCACGCTGACCGTGATCGTCGACGCGCGCATCGAAGGCAACCAGTGGTTCCTCTACGCCGCCCCGGGCGTCGTGGACACCTTCGAGTACGCCTACCTCGAAGGCGAGCAGGGCGTGTTCACCGAAACCCGCCAGGGCTTCGAGGTGGACGGCATGGAGATCAAGGCCCGCCTGGTGTTCGGCGCCGCCTGGATCGACTACCGCGGCACCTACATGAACGCGGGCAACTGATCGAGCCTCACCTCACCAGGGCGCCGGAAGGCGCCCTTCGTGTTTCTGCACCTTCGAGAGAGAGACCACATGAAGACCTTCATCCAGAACGGCGACATCATCACTGTCCCGGCGCCGGCCGGCGGCACCGTCTCCGGCAAGCTCTACAAGGTCGGCGCCTTCATCGGCGTGGCCGCTACCACCGAAGCCGCTGGCGATCCGGTGGAGCTGAAGCTGACCGGTGTCTTCGAGCTGACCAAGACCAGCGCGCAGGCCTGGGCGGTCGGCGACCTGGTGTACATGAACACCACCAGCGGCAGCCTGAGCAACGCCTCGGCCACCGGCCTGGTGCTGGCGGGGGTGGCCACCGAGGCCGCGGCCAACCCGTCGGCGGTCGGCCGCGTGCGCCTGAACGGCGTTTCCGCTCCGGCGGCTGCGACCTAACCCATGGGCTGGGCCAGCATGCGTGAGCGCCTGGATCGCCTATCCATCCGGGCTTTCAACGACGGTCCCATGGACTTCCTGGACCGTCAGGGCGCCGTCATAGCTTCCGGCCTTGCCGTCATAGTCAGCGATGGCGTGGAGCGACTCGGCGAGATCGGAGCCATCGATCGATACCGGACAATTGCCGTCCAGAAGCATCAGCTTGTGCCCCTGGATCGTCAGGGGCGGTTCCGCGACGCCAACGGCAAGGAATGGCACATCGACGACATCCATTCCGATGACGGCCACCTGATCACCTTCTACGTGGTGCCCTGATGAGCGACGTACCCAACGTGCAGGCCGACATCATCGGCCAGCTGCAGACGCTGCTCGCCGGCGTTCCCGGCTTCGGCGCGGAGATCCGCGAGGACAACGTGCTGGACCTGATCGACGCCGAGGACGAGGAACTGCCCGACCAGCTGATCGTCCTGCAGGAGGGCGACACCTCGGAGCTGGACCGGTCCGGGGCGACGGTGCGCGAGGAGCTGACCATCAACATCGTGGCGATGACCCGGCTTCGTGACCATGCCCAGCCGCTGCGCGCCGCCAGGCTGGACATCAAGCGCGCGCTGAAGGGCATCAAGGCCGGGTTCACCGTTGACGGCCTGATAAAGGTGGCGTTCCCCGCCTCCGCGCCGCGATACCCCGACAGGGGGCGCCGATGGGCGTTCCGGGTGATCCCCATCACCTTCACCTACGTGCAGCAGCTGTAACCCATCCACCAGGCCGCCTTCGGGCGGCCTTCTCATTTCTGGAGGGCCACATGCCCGAGATCACCATCACCAAGGCCTTCAACCACCGCGCGGGGGCCGGCGTGACGCACTACCCGAAGTCGAGCCAGCCCGTCGAGGTTTCCCAGGCCGTCGCGGAACACGCCTGGGCCCACGGCTTCGCGCCCAAGCCCAAGGCCGAGAAGGCCGCCCAGCCCGCTGCGCCCGCCCCGGCGCCGACCACTGAAACCAGCGGCGCCAAGTAAGCGCCGGCCAATCCCTCGAGGAGACCTACATGCTCCAGCCCATTGATCGTTCCTTCATCGGCGAGGGCCAGCCCTTCGCCCGCCTGTACGGCTCGCAGGATGGCCTGCTGCCGTTCGGCAACTGCGACGCCTTCAGCGTCAGCTATGCCACCGACCGCAAGGCCCTGCCGAACTACATGGGCGGCGGCGGCAACCGCAACGTGCGCACCCGTCCCACCGACGTGACCGGCTCCATCGGCCTCTACGACATCACCCCGGAGAACGTGGCGGCGATCACTCGCGGCACCATCACCGTGGCGCCCACCGCGGCGATCACCGGCGAGGCTCATACCTCTGCCGGCGTGGCCTTCGAGTTGATCCCGTTCAAGTACATGCCGGACACGACCAAGACCATCACCGTCAAGACCGCCGGCGGCGATCCCCTGGCGGCTGGCACCGACTACCTGCTGACGCCCCACGGCATCCAGGTGCTGTCCGGCACCACCATCGACGAGACCGGCGTGCTGGTTGACTACACCCCGCGCAAGAGCACAGCTGTGCAGATGCTCAACAGCTCGGAGAAGGAGTTCGAGATCTTCATCGCCGGCCTGAACGACGCTCAGTCGGGCGAGCCCTACGCGCTGCGCATCCGCCGCGCCAAGTTCGGCCTGCTGCAGGAGATGCCGATCCTGGGCCAGGACTACCTGAAGCTGACCGGCCCCATCGAGCTGCTCGCTGATCCGACCGTCGTCGCCGACGACATCTCGAAGTTCCTGCAGATGGACCTGGCGGCCTAAGGCGGCCTGGCCATGGATGGCCTCATCCGCTGAAGAGCATTGCTTTGCCGTAATCGAGGATCGACTCGGTGCAGTACCCCAGCAGCCAAAGCCCGGTGCCGCCGCTGGCCACAAGAGTGCGGTGCCACCAAGTGCTACGCCTGATTTCATCCTCTAGCTCATCCGCAAAGAGACGACCTTTAGTGGTTATTCCTTGCCACACAAGGTTGGCGATGTCGTTCGGTTGTGCCCGGTTGCGGAGATATTTCCCTTTGGCTAGCTGCTCATCTAGCAGTTCAGAGGCCAGAGCATAGTCATTCGTAGATGCGGGGCCATTGAGCAAAATGCGCAGATATTCTTTTCTCCACGTCTTCTTCTTCCTCTTGTTCACCATTAGCTCCTGCTTGCGAGTAGGCCCTTACATTGCGTCGGTATCCGCCTGGACTGCCGAGTGGGCCTTCTATATCGGCTTTCTTGTGGTTTGGCTATTGCTCGGCCGGTTCGTGTTTATCCCGTTGTTCCTCTGGCTCAGCCGGCGCCTGGGTTTCCACGATTTTGAATGACATCAGCCCGCCATCTGGCGGGCTTTTTCTTACCCGAGGATATCCATGGCCAATCCAGTTCAACGCCTGATTCAATTCGTTCTGCGCGGCAAGGACGAGATGTCTCCCGCGGCCCAGCAGTCCGCCGAGGCGCTGGAGGCGCTGCGCTCCAAGGCCAGCCAGCTCGGCGAGGCCCTCGACAATGCCAAGAGTGCCCGCGGCCTGATTAGCGCCCTGTCGAGCACCCAGCGTGCGGTAAGCGTCACCGAGACCTCGGTGAATCGTGCTGAGAAGTATGTCAACGACCTGCGAGAGGCGCTGAACAAGGAGCCCGGCAACAAGGGGCTGGAAGTCGCGCTGAAGGCTGCCGAGAAGGACGCAGCCACCCTGCGGCGCACCCTGGACGCCCTCAACGCCAAACTGGCCGACCAGCAACAGGCCGCCCGGGCTGCCGGCATCGACACCGACAAGCTGGCCGACGAGGAGCGGCGCCTGGCGGCCGAGGTCACGCGTACCAAGGAGGCGATCAGCCAGAACGCCAAGGAGCTGCGTGATCTGGAGCGCGCCCAGGCTCGCGCACGGCGCGAGGCGGAAAACCATGTGTCGCGCGTCGATGCGCTTCGCTCTGCGATGTCCGCTGGCGTGCGCCAGGCCGTTGGGTATGCGGCGGCCTTCGTAGGGATCAATGCTGCCTTCGGCCTGATCGGGCGCGGCGTCGGCGCGGTACGTGATGGCATCGTCTCGATGCTGAAGACAGGCGATGAGTTTGAAGGCCTGCAAACTCGCCTGACGTCGCTGATGGGCTCGGTGGAGAAAGGGCAGGAGGCTGCCGCCTGGATCACCAAGTTCGCCAAGGACACCCCCTTGCAACTGCAGGAGGTCACCGATGCCTTCGCGCTGCTGAAGGCCTACGGCATCGATCCGATGGATGGGACCTTCAAGGCCCTGGAGGACCAGTCGGAGAAGTTGGGCGGCGGCATGGAGCGCCTGGAGGGGATCGCTACGGCGGTTGGCCAGGCCTGGGCCAAGCAGAAGCTGCAGACCGAGGAAATCCTGCAGCTCGTCGAGCGCGGCGTGCCGGTGTGGGACATGCTGTCCAGCGTCACCGGGAAGAACGTCGAGCAATTGCAGGAGCTGGCGAGCAAGGGCAAGCTCGGCCGCGACGTGATCAAGGCCCTGATCGACGAAATGGGCCGCACCTCGGGCGGTGCTGCCGCGGCGAACATGAGCCGCCTGAGCGGGTTGATCAGCAACCTGCAGGACACCGCCACCAACTTCCTCAACCGCATCGCCAACGCGGGGGCGCTGGACTACGTCAAGGGCAAGCTGCAGGCCCTGGCCGACACCATCGCGCAGATGGATGCTGACGGCCGCCTGGACAAGCTGGCTAAGGGGCTATCGGACGCCTTCGTGCAGGGCGCCGAGTGGGTTGGCGACTTCATCAAGCGCCTGGGGGAGGTGGACTTCAAGACGCTGGTCGACAACACCTCAACCTGGCTCAGCGGTTTCCGGTCGGAAATCGACGAGATGGCCACCCGGGTGCAGTTGTTTATCGCGCCCTTCCGCACGTTGTTCAACGGCATTACCTCGGGCCTGAGTACGCTGGGGCTTACCTGGGCCAGCACGATGGGGCTGATGGTCTCCGGTATTGAGAAGATCGCGGCGAAGATTCCTGATGCCTTAGGGGGCGAGAAAATCCGTGCCTCGGTGGCCGGCGTGCAAAACATACTTACCGGCCTGAGTGCGACCTTCAAAGCGCAGATCGAGCAAGACGCCAAGGACATCGCTGCCGCTTGGGATATCAGCACCAAGGACACGGCGAGCGCGGCCGGCGAGCAGAGTCAGGTCATTACCGAGCACTTCGAGAATCTGAAGAGCGGCGCGCAGGATGCCAGCGCTCAGGCGGTCCAGGCCGTCACCGGCCTGCAGAACGCGCTGGACCAGATCAGCACGGCCACCTCGGTGGCCCAACTGACCAAACTGCAGGAGGAAATGCGCAAGGCCTACCAGGCCGGTAGTCTCAGCCAGCAGGAATATGCCAACGGTGCCGGCGTACTGAACGCCAAGCTGAAGGAACTGCAGAAGGCAGCAGGCGGTGCGGCCCTGGGTGTCTCTGACCTGAGCACAGGCCTGGAGTCGCTGAAGGATGTGCAGGCAGCGATCTCCAACGCCAGGACTGCGGCGGACATCCAGAACATCCGCACGGCCATCACCAAGCTCTACAACGACGGGAAGATCGGCGCCGATCAGTACAACCAGTCGATGGCGGACCTGTCGGCGAAGCAGCAGGAACTGAAGGCTTCGACCGGACAGCTGTCGTCCACGATGGACGCCCAGGCCGACAGCACCGATGGCCTGGCCGAGTCGCAGCGGATGATGAACGAGGCCATGGAGGATGGCATCGTCACCACCGAGGAACTGCGGCGCATCAGCGGCGAGCGCATGGAGGAGGAGCGCAAGGGCGTCCAGGCGACCAAGGACAACATCGCCGAGACCTCGGCCGACATGTCGGACTTCGCCGGGTTCTACGAGGGCGTCATCAACCAGGCCCGCCAGCCCCTGGCGGAACTGGGCAAGGAAGCGCTTGCCGCCTTCGATCAGCTGCGCGGCATCAGCACCACCGACATCTCGATCGATACCAGTTCGCTGGAGTCGACCACCAAGGCGCTGCAGCAGATGCGCTCGGAGCTCGACCTGGTGCAGGGCGCCGCCTCGATGCCGGGCCTTTCCGGCCTCGGCAGGTGGGCGCTGTCGATGCAGGAGGAGAGCAAGCGGGTTGCCGTGTCCTTCCTCGAGCAGAAGCAGCAACTGCTCAGCCTGATGGATGGCTACGAGAAGAAGACGATCCCGCTCAGCGACTTCGTGGACAAGGCCAAGGCCGCGCGCAACAGCATGAACCTGCTGAACGACTCGGACCTGCGGCAGTTGGAAAGCGCGATCGACTCGGCCAAGCAGCGGATGGACCAGCTGGAAAACGGCACCCGCGACACCCTGACCGGCCTCAAGGAGGAGCTGGCGGGCCTGCGCGGCGAGACGGAAGCGGTGGACCGCAGCAAGTTCAACAGCCGTCGGCAGGACCTGCAGCAGCAACTGGCTGAAGCCCAGGCCGGCGGCAACCTGAACGCCGTGCAGAACATCATGGAGGCGCTGGCCACGCTGCAGCAGATCCAGGCCGAGACCGACGCCAAGCGTCAGTTGGCGGACCAGCAGGCGCGCGTCGATGCCCAGAACGCTGCCCAGGCCCAAGCCCAGGCGCCCGCGCCGGCCTCGGCGACGCCTGCTGCTGCAACACCTTCCCAGCCGATGAAGACGATCCGCCTCGAGGTCCGGGGCCGGAGCGTCGACGTCGGCGTCGACGATGACGGCAGCAAGCTGCTCGACGTGCTCGGCCAGGCTGCCATGAGGACTAGCTGATGATGCTCGACAGCATCGAACTGGATGACCAGCTCGAATGGACCGATGAGTTCGCCTGGGACGCGGTGGCGCAGGAGCAGGAACGCTCCATCACCGGCGCCCTCTTGGTGCAGGAGGGCACCAAGCTGCACGGCAGGCCGATCACCCTGCAGGCCAATGGCGGCGCCTGGACGCCCCTGTCGGTGGTGCGGCAACTGGAGGCGCTGCGCGACCAGCGG